AACGATGAACCGATAGTTGAGTACAACGAAAAGCGGTATACCGTCTATCGTACATATCATTCACGAACGGATGACATTGAATTGTACGTTGAGCGAAAGGGCGGTACAAATGGCACGGCGTAACAGGAGAATCAGGCCAATTGACCTGTCAGCCACAGTTGAAGCACTCTTGAAAGAATACGGTGAAGATGTCTATGAGGTTATGGACGCATCTGTGGAAGAAGTAACAGACGAAGCCACAGAAAAGCTCCAAGCAATTAACCACTGGGCAAAGGACGGTTCTGGTGCTTATGCCGGTAGCTGGACAAATGACACTGTGCGCAAGACAAGGGTTTCAACGGATAAGGTTGTATACAACGATGAACATTATAGGCTGACGCATCTGCTTGAAAATGGGCACGTCATTAAGAACGGAACTGGCAGAACGTTCGGGGATACTGGGAAATATCCTCATATTGCTCCGGTTAACGACTGGGCGAACGAGGAAATGCCAAAGGTAGTTAGACAGAAGGTGGAATCAATATCATGACATATCAAGATGTAAATACCATGCTTGCAAGCATCGGCATTCCGTATGCTTATAATCAATTTGATAACGATTCGCCGCAAGTGCCACCGTTCATCTGTTTCCTTTACGATGACAGCAATGATCTTGCCGCAGATGATATCAACTATGCAAAAATCCGTGGATTATCCATAGAGCTATACACCGACAACAAAGATTTCACACTTGAAAAGGCCGTGGAAGATACGCTTTCTTCTTACGGTCTTGTTTATTCACGTTCAGAAACCTATTTGGATTCCGAGCGGATGTTTATGATTGTTTATGACACTGAAATAGTCATAACGGAAAAGGAGAATTAATAATGGCAAACAAGGTAAAATATGGACTTTCCAATTGCTATTACGCTGTCCTGAACGAAACTGACGGCACTTACGCCACTCCGGTTGCCATGCCGGGTGCTGTTAACCTGTCTCTTGATCAGGAAGGAGAAACCACCAACTTCCGTGCCGACAACATGGATTTTTATGTCAGCGTTTCCAACAACGGTTATTCTGGTGACTTGGAGCTTGCCCTGATTCCTGATTCTTTCATGACTGATGTTATGGGAGAAGTCAAAGAGCAGACTTCCGGTCTTCAGTATGAAGTCGGAGACGTAAAGCCGAAGCCGTTTGCTCTGCTGTTCCAGTTTGAGGGCGATGCCAAGGCCAGCCGTCACGTTCTTTACAACTGCAAGGCAACTCGTCCGACCATCGCAAGTCAGACAACGGAAACCAGCATCGAGCCGGTTACTGAGACGCTCAGTCTTACCGCTGTGGCCCAGACCATGACGGTCGCTGGTGCAGAAAAGCCCATCGTCAAGGCCAAGTGCGAACAGGGTGACGGAGCTTATGCTACCTTCTTCTCTGCTGTTGCAAAACCGTCTGCAACCTGATTGGTGGTGAGTTGAGTGGAGAGAACAGTTAACATTGACGGCAAAGAATACAAACTGCTGACCAATGGAGCAACACCGAGAATCTACCGTGGACTGTTCAAGAAAGACATCTTTCATGATATGTCAGGTGCAACCAATGCAAAGGGCGAGATCCTTGACAGTGAGGTTTTCGAAAACCTTGCATACTGCATGGCAATTCAGGGTGGTTCTGTTTCGTCTGCAATCAAAATCGAGGATTGGCTGGGTGGGATGTCTTCTCCACTCGCTATTATCGAAGCCGCACCGGACATCATGCTTCTGTGGGCAGATGAGACGGCTACAACAAGCACCGAAAAAAAAGAGTAAGACCGACAGACCGAGATATGAACACAGCGTTGTATCTGCTCCGCTGTGTTCAACTTGGCCTGTCTATTGCTGATTTGGAGCTTCTGGAAATCGGCATGGTCTACGACATTTTCACAGAAGCATCGAATGATAATTGGGACGGCTGGTGTCAGAAAGCGACACAAGCCGATTTCGACAGGTTTTAAAGGGTGATTCTATGGCAAGCAGAATTGCAGGAATTACAATTGAAATAGGTGGAGACACCACAAAGCTACAAAGCGCATTAAAGGGCGTACAGTCTTCTCTAAGCAAGACACAGTCTGAATTGAAAGACGTTGAGAAGCTGTTAAAGTTCAGCCCAACAAACACAGAACTATTGCGGCAGAAGCAGAAGCTTCTTGCCGATCAGATTAAAAACACAAAAGACAAGCTCCAGCAACTGAAAGACGCTCAAGCTCAAATGGATGCCGATGGGGTAGACAAAAACTCTGAAGCATACATGAATTTACAGCGTGAAATTATTGAGACAGAGAGCAAATTAAAGAACCTTCAAACCGAGGCAAGGAACTTCGGATCGGTCGGAGCGCAACAGGTCAAAGCGGTTGGCGAAAAGCTCCAAGAGGTCGGCAAGCATCTGGAAGACTTCGGCAAGAAGTGGACACAGTATGTTTCTGCGCCGCTTGCCGCATTGGGTATTGGCTCAGTTAAAACGGCGGCTGACTTTGAAGCGTCCATGTCTCAGGTTGCGGCAACGATGGGTTACACCGTTGAAGACCTGAATGACGGATCGTCTGAAGCTTCGCAGAATATGCAGAGACTGACGGACTTTGCAAGAGAAATGGGGGCTACAACGGCATTCAGTGCAGACGAAGCCGCAGAAGCACTAAACTACATGGCTCTTGCCGGTTATGATGTGGACAAGTCAATGGACATGTTGCCGATTGTGCTTGACCTTGCCGCCGCCGGTAGCATTGATCTCGCCCAAGCATCTGATATGGTTACCGATGCACAAACGGCATTAGGGCTGACAGCAGAAGAAACCAAGACGATGGTTGACCAGATGGCAAGAAGTTCGTCACGGTCAAATACAAGCGTTGCACAGTTAGGAGAAGCCATCCTGACAGTCGGTGCAACTGCAAGGGGCGTAAAAGGCGGCACGCAAGAGCTTTCTTCTGTTCTTGGCATACTGGCAGACAATGGCATAAAGGGCAGTGAAGCCGGTACAAAACTACGCAATATTTTGCTGGCTATGACTCCGTCAACGGATGACGCTGTAGCCGCTTGGGAAAAGCTTGGTGTAAGTGCTTACGATGCTGACGGAAGTTTAAGACCTTTGCCCGAAATCTTCCAAGAACTGAATACCGCAATGGAAGGTATGTCACAGGAAGAGAAGACAAGACTTCTTTCAGATATGTTCAACAAAACAGACTTGGCGGCTATTAATTCGCTTCTTGGAACGACAGCAGAGAGATGGGAAGATCTCAGCGGCGAGATTGAAAACGCATCCGGTGCGGCTGGTGACATGGCTGACACTCAGCTGAACAACCTGAAAGGTCAATTGACGCTGTTAAAATCTGCCATTCAGGACGTTGCAATCGAGATCGGCAATATCATGTTGCCTTACGTCAAGCGTTTTGTTGAATGGGTGCAGAAGCTTACAACCAAGTTCAGTGGATTAAGTGACAGGACGAAACGGATCATTGTGATTGTCGGTGCTGTCATTGCGGCTGTCGGGCCTCTGCTGATAGTGATTGGCAAAGTTTCTATGGGCATTAGTGCGCTGATGGAGCTTGCTCCATTGCTTGCTGGCCCATTCGGCATTGTAATAGCTATTATTGCGGCTGTGGTTGCCGCTGGCGTGCTTCTCTACAAGAACTGGGATACTGTAAAGGAAAAAGCTGGCGAGTTAATAGCGGCTGTTTCCGGAGCTTGGGAATCTATCAAGCTGTGGACGGCACAGACTTGGGAGAATATCAAGACATCAACGCTTGAAGCTTGGGAAAACATTAAGACCGCAATCACATCGTCTTATTCCAATGCCAAGCAGGCCGTTGTTGATACCGCAACGGAGATCTGGACTTCCATTGTAACCACGTGGGAAACGATCAAGACCGATACCATCACAAAGTGGAATGAGATCAAGACTTCCATCACCTCAAAGATTAGAGCGGCAAAGACAAGCCTGATCGTTATCGCAACGGCTATCAACACTGCACTTTCTGCTGTGTGGGAAACAATCAAGACAACTGTCGGAGAATCTTGGGACGCAATCAAGAACGAAATTCAGTTGAAGTTTGAAGCGGCAAAGACAGCTGTTACAACGACAGTGAACGGCATCAAAACAACATTATCAACCGCTTGGACTGCGATTAAAACAAGAGCGCAGAATGGATGGGACAACATCAAGAGTGCTATTACATCTCCATTTGAATCGGCAAAGAATACCTTGAGCGGTATCGTTAACACAATCAAGGGTTTCTTCCCGATCAACATTGGAAAAATCTTGAGCAACATCCAGTTGCCGCACTTCAGTGTCCAAACGGTTGAAAAGTCTTTCTTCGGCAAGACAATATCAATTCCGACCATTGACGTGCAGTGGTATCGCAAAGCAATGAATGACGCAATCATGCTTGACGGTGCGTCTATCTTCGGAATGATGGGCGGCAAGATGCTTGGCGGCGGCGAAGCTGGGCGTGAAGTCGTTATCAGCTATGACAAGCTGGCGCAGATGATGGGCGGCAACAACAATCAGACCGTCATTAATGTCAATGTGAACGGCTACACCGCAAAGGATGATCGTGCATTGGCTGACATGGTGGCAAGACGTATTCAGCAGAAGGTAATGCAGAAAGGAGCGGTATGGGCTTAATATTCGATGGCGTAGACCTTGAAGAGCGGTTCGGCCTTGTGACCGATGGCGCAGATACTTGGACAAAGCCAGAGCGTGACAGGGAATTGATATCCGTTCCAGGCAGAAACGGTGATTTGATTCTGGATCATGGCAGATGGAACAATGTCGATATTAAATACAACTTTCTCATCAAAGACGGATGGCAAAACCGCTTTGAAGAGTTTGCTAGATGGCTTTGCAGTCATCGTGGTTACTTCAAGCTCGAAGATCCTCAGCGGCATCCAGACGTTTACCGCATGGCAGAGTTTGCCGACAGCATTGATCCGAAACTTTGGTTCACAACCAGAACTGGCATTTTCACACTGACGTTCAATTGCAAGCCGCAACAGTTCCTTTATTCTGGTGATACTCCGATTCAATGGATCGTCCCAGGAATAACAGGATTTAATTGGCGTTCATCTTATATCCCTGCCGTTGTCGGAAGTAAAATCTTAGTAACTCCTCACATCGACCCATCTGTAACAGATACGGTCACGGTTACATTTAAGGTGTTCAATGCAAGCAAGGTAGAGCGTGAAAGCTCCGGTGGAATTGTCGCACGAGATGGAGTGACTATAACTTATTCAATCACGGCAAGTGAATCGGCATACTGGCAAATCCTTTCGAACGTGAGAAGCGCAAACAACAACGATCTGGTGAGCTTCACTGTGGTTTCCGAAACCGTTGTTGACGATTCTGCATATCCGATAAATGCATATTTTGCGCGGCGTATTGTTATAAGGAACAAAACCGGATATGAAACCAAGCCTTTGTTCAGGTTCATCAATACGAAAAACGGCATGTACATGGGCATTACCAACTATGTGAGCGGAAAAAAAGAAAGTTATTGGTCATATAATATTAGCGATTATTCAGCAGTTACAAGTGAGTGCTTCATGGACTGCGATATGCAGTATCTATATTATGATTATGTGGACAGTAACGGATATCCACGTAAGGGCAATTTAGGACAGTATCTGTTCATCACTGCTTACAACTCTGCCGCCGGTAAAGCACTCACTTATCCAAAGTTCGGATCGGACGAAATAGAAGTCTATACGTATCTAGGATTGATTAGTGATTCACTTGGTATTCTCGAAATCTATCCGAGGTGGTGGCGTGTATGATTCCAAGGCTTTACAGCGCAACCGATACCACATTCACATCATTCGGTGAACCGCTTGCAGACTGCGCTCGGTGCGAGGTCACAGAGGAGCGCAACGGTGAGTTTATCCTTGAAATGGAATACCCGAAAGACGGAATTCACGCTGATGAGTTGGAAGTGGATAAGATCATCCTTGCAAGGCCGTATGAAGACGCTGACGAAGCTGAACCGTTTAGGATTGTAGAGGTTAGCTCAGACATCAACGGGCTGATACAGGTAAATGCACAGCACGTATCATATCAACTCAACAACATTATCATCGGAGCAAATTCTAATCATTTTACACGTTACCCGGCAACGATGTGGAACACGTTGACGCAAGAGTTTTGCTTAAGCCCTAACCCATTCACGTTTGAAACAGACATCGGAACGGTCGAAAGTACGGTCAAAGGTTACGGCAGTGACATAGCGCATCCACTTCGGGAGTATCTTGGCGGTATGCGTGGCAGTATGCTTGATCTGTTCGGTGGCGAATTTGTTTGGAACAGGTACAAAGTTAAGTTGCTGTCAGCAAGAGGAGAGAACAACGGCGTAGTGATTGCTTACGGCAAGAACATCACCGGACTGGACTATGACGTTGATATCACGGAATACTATAGCGGTGTAGTTGCTTATTACAGCAACGGCACGGACTATGTTCAATCTACGCTTCAGACCGTCGATGATGGGCTTTCCTATAACCGCACAATCGTCATTGATGCGTCCAGTGAATTCGCAGAACTGCCGACACAAGAAACACTTAATACGTGGGCGGCAAACTACCTGAACCGCAATTATTCAGCACCGAAGGTTTCTGTATCTGTCGAATTTATTCCACTTTGGCAAACGGAAGAATATAAGGATTATTACAACCTTGAACATGTCAAGCTATGCGATACGGTCAAGATACTTTATCCACCGCTGAATATGGAGATCACTGCCAAGGTTGTGAAAACTGTGTATGATGTTCTGCTTGAGAAGTACACAGAAATCGTTGTCGGATCACCAAAGGTATCACTTGAGGACACTATAGCATCTATCATGAAGGAGTTGAAGACATGACCCAGTTACTGCAAGGGACTACACCGAAAATCACGTTTGACCTGTCAAATACAGGCTTCACGGTGTCACAGATCACAGCCGCAGAACTTACCGTTGAATCGAGAGAATACAAGCTGACGCTCACGCTGTCGGACATGACAACGGACACGGCAAACAACAAACTTTCATATCAGTTCACAGAGGTGCAGACGCTGAAACTCAACGACAATACAACGGCGTATTATCAGCTTTACATCAAGATCGGAACTGAAATCTACGGCACGAAAAAGGCCAGATGCACTGTCTTTGAAGATATCAAAGGGAGCGTGATGACATGAGTGCTGTTAATGAACTGGTAATTACTCCCGAATTTGTGACCAACATCATTGCGGTTGATCTTGCGGATGAAACCACATTTACCACAGCTGACAAAGCCAAACTGAATGGCATTGAAGCCGGTGCGCAGGTCAACACCGTCACCAAAGTTGCCGGGAAGACCGGAGTGGTTGAACTGGATGCCGGTGACATTGCTTATGATGCTTCTGAAACGTATGCAAGCGGCAAGATCGGTGCGGCGTTGAAGAGCGCAGAAGAGAAGCTCAACACCATCAATGCCGGGGATATCGGCTATGATGCATCAACTGCCTACGGATCAGGAACAGTTGGCAAGGAACTAACTGAGTTAAATCGCCAAATAAGTGAGTCCATCACCCCAGCCATTGAGCAGTTGACAGAGGATTTGGACGGCAAAGCACCTGTTATCATCAACACAGCAAGCGGTGAGATTGCATCGTTTGCAGACGGAGCAGATGGGATGCCTGTCAAGAGCTTGGTTGCAAACATCGAGCCTGTGCAGGATTTGCACGGGTACGACAATCCGTGGCCTGCTGGGGGTGGGAAGAATCTGCTTCCATTTACTGGGGCTACAACTACGATTAATGGAGTAACGTTTACTGTAAATTCAGACGGAACTGTCACAGCAAATGGAACAGCTACTTCAGACGCAGCGTTTCTTTATTGGGACAAGAATACGTTTGGTGGAAAATGTCTACAACCCGGTTCATATATTCTGAACGGATGCCCAAGTGGTGGTGGGAATTCAACGTATAGAATTGCATCGAATGGCTTTTCTGGATGGGCTGATATTGGGAATGGGTCAAATAATACTATCGTAGAAGCAATGAACCAAACGAACATTGTCATAGTAGTATCCTCTGGCACAACCGTCTCCAATCTCGTCTTCAAACCCATGATCCGTCTCGCAACCGAAACTGATGCGACCTTTGCCCCCTACTCCAACATCTGCCCGATCAGCGGACACACTGGGGCGAGTGTGGAGCAGACGGGTGCAAACATGTTTGATGAGGTTCTGGAAAGTGGAAGTATAAACTCCGCAAATGGGCAGAACATACAAAATGCAAACGTAATGAGAAGTAAAAATTATATATCAATAAAACCGTCAACTGCTTATTGTTTCCTTTTGCCGTGGGCGCAGATTTTCTGGTATGACGCAAACAAGAATTATATTTCTTATGATAACAATAATGTAACAGAAGACGGGAAAATATACGCAAAGGTTTTTACTTCTCCAGCCAACGCATATTATTGCCGTTTAAGATGTTCGGGAACGTATGGAACAACATACCGTAACGACATCAGCGTCAACTACCCTGCAACAGACACAGAGTACCATCCATACACCGGCAACCAAATCTCCGTTGACTGGGAAACCGAAGCAGGCACAGTCTACGGCGGGACGCTGGATGTGACCAATGGTGTGCTGACGGTGGATAGGGCGATGGTGGACTTGGGCGAAGTTACATGGGTTTTCACTCAGCCAAGCTCTGAATTTGTGTATGGGTATTTCACAGCGGCAATTAATGGGAAGGCCGCAGGACGACAAAACATTATATGTAGCAAATACCAAGTATTGAATGCAAGTTCGCTTGAAGGTGTTGATAAAGCGTGCCTTGGAAGCGCAGCATCCAGCAATTTTTTTGTTGTTGATTCTGATTATAGCGATGCTGCAACTTTTAAAACTTCTATGGCAGGAGTTCAGCTTGTATACGAACTCGCCACCCCCATCACCTACCAACTCACTCCACAAGAGCTTAACACGCTTCTTGGACAGAACAACATCTGGACAGACGTAGGTACGGTTGATGTGGAGTACCCGGCAGACACGAAACTTTACATCGAACAGCTGACCAAACCTACCGAGGACGATATGACTGCGGACCACGCTATCTCAGCTGGCACGTTCTTCATGATCGGCAACACTTTGTACTTGGCAACGTCTCAGATCGCCGCAGGCGGCACAATAACTCCCGGAACAAACGCAACACAGCTTTCTCTCGCAGACGCACTCAATCAACTCAATACCTGATAGGAGGAATTAACAATGAAGTACGCAATTATCAAGGTCGTTAACGGATCATACTCAATCCACGCAGAGGGCTTTACCGATGTAGCATCCGCAAAGGTGACCTATCACGGACTCTGCCAGACGCTCTGGAACGCTCCTGACGTTCTCTCCGCTTACGTCATGATTGCTGATGAACAGCTTGATGCTGTGGAAGGGTACAAGGAATTCATTCATCACGAAGCACAGCCCACTCCTGAGCCTGTGGTGACGGAAGAGCCTGTTGAGTGATGAAACTAAAATGCGTTGTTAGGGACGAATCTGGTGCAGTTCATTTGATAGTCAAAGATTTTAATTCGGTTGAGATGGCTTACGCCGAATTGGAGTCTGACGGTTATCGGGTGTGGTCAATCAGCTCATCTAACAACAACGAATTTACTGAACTTATTTGACTGATTAATCGTGCGTTTTAAGTGTGTTCAAATACGGGGTCGGAAGTGATCATACCGAGGTAACCTGCCACCCGAAGATGCATAGTGCAGTCCCCGTATTCAATAATGTCGTGACGGAATAGGTAGACGTAAACGGTTGCAAACGTTGGAGATCGGCTGACACAAGCCGAGTCGTGGGGAACGATGTTCCATGCAAGGTGCAAATCCTTGCCGACACTAACAAGGAGACAAATATGAACTGGATTCTTGGAGCATTGAGCGTGTTGCTGATTATCACGCTCGTAGAGAATTATTAGGGGGTGGAGTAATGGTCTATTTGATCGAAACGATGGACGGCAACACTTGGAATTGTGAAGCGCAGAGCATCACAGGAGCGGTTTGTAAGGCTGTGGCAGAATTCGGAGAGGATAAAGTCATTTCTGTGACTGTCGGTGAAGACGATGAGTGTAATTGATGCGGCTGTCTCTTGGGCTATAGGCATAGCAAACGACAATTCGCATGGCTATAGCCAGATTGACCGATGGGGCAAAGATTATGACTGTTCCTCAATGGTCATTTCGGCTTTTGAGTTTGCCGGTGTTCCTGTCAGAAGCAAAGGCGCAACGTATACCGGGAACATGAGACAGGCTTTTCTTGCGTGTGGCTTTGTGGATGCCACATACGAAGTTGGCTTGTCATCTGGCTACGGTCTTCAGCCGGGTGATGTTCTGCTGAATTACGCCGCTCATACGTGCCTTTACATCGGCAATGGTAAAGTGGTAAACGCACGGACTGACGAAGGGAATCCACAAAGCGGTGACCAGTCTGGCAACGAAATCCGCATCCAAAATTATTGGAACTTCCCTTGGAATTGCGTTTTGCGCTACAAAGGAAACAACGCAACGAACACACCAACAACGGCAACACCGGCAGAAGATCATACTTGGAAACCGTCAACGCTTACACCTTGCAACGTATACAAGACCGATTGCGTTGTCCTTCAAGCGTTGCTTAACTCGCATCATTTTCCGTGCGGCAGTGCTGACGGCTTTTACGGAGCAAAGACCACAGCGGCTGTGAATGCCGCAAAGAGACATTACAACATGACACAAGACGGCAAGTGTGATACGGCTCTTTGGAAAGCATTGCTGTCAATTTAATGGGGGTGATTCCGTTGGACACGACTATCATTGCCGCATTGATCGGTGCGGTAGCAAGCATCATCGTTAATCTGATCAACAATGCCCAGATGAGCAAGAAAAGAGCCATAGAAGAAGCCGTTAAGGAAGAACGTCTACAGAATAGGTTAAAGACCATCGAACGCAAACTGGACACGCACAACGGCTATGCAGAGAAATTAGGAGCAATCCAAACAAGTATAGCCGTCATTGAAAATGATATCAAGACACTATACAAAGCAACACAGGGGGATTAAATTATGGATAAAATTGATTGGAAACGTAAGTTGACGAGCCGTAAGTTCTGGATTGCCATTGTAGGGCTTGTTTCTGGCCTTCTCATGGCTTTCAAGGTCGATGGTGATACCGTTAAGACCATCTCAGGTGTAATCATGTCTGCGGCTTCTGTAATCGCATACACGATTGGTGAAGGTCTGGCAGATGCCGCCAACGCAAACACCATCATTCTTCCCGGTGCCGTTGATGATCCCGGAGACGATGCCGAATAATTTGCTACCATCCTTTCTTCATATTTCTTCCTTTCTGCTTGAAGCTCTCCGCAAGGGGGGCTTCTTTTTTATGCCCAAAAATTTTTTCTGAAGAGGGTCACACTTTTTTGTGTCACTTATGTGTAACTTACCGACAAAAACGGAGAGAGACGCACAGAAAAAAAGATGCCGTAAAAGTTCAATAAATAAGGGCATTTTGCGATATTTGCCACGCAGAAAATTCAGGCGTTTCATATTAAGTTAAGAAAAGTTTAAGTGTAAACCGTCAGAAGGCCAGTAAAATAAGGCTTCTTCTGACGGTTTTGTTACTTACGTGTTACTAACCCGGAGAATCTGACAAGGTGTAAGAAATCAGATTCACAGTTAATTTTAGTTCTTCGATTGTCTTCAGTGTGTAAACTCTTTCACCAATATCCTGAGACTTGTGACCCATAATCAAATCAATGCTGACCTTGTTTGCATTGGCACTGTCAAGCTTGCTTCTGAACGTTTTTCGGCAGTCATGCGTGTGGTGTTCTCCAAAGCCATATTCATGCATTTGTTTACGCCATGCGTTCAGGAAGTTTGTTGACACGCTCTTTTCAATGTCCTTTGCAGTTGACGTTCTGGCATCCGAAAATAAATATGGTCGTGTAAGCCGCTCAAGGATCAGCGGCAAGATAGCCGGGTGGATAGGTATAATTCTGTCTCTCCCGGCTTTTGTTTTTATTCCATACTGAATGATTCCTTGATCAATGTCAATGTGTTCCGGTTTAAGCTGAAGCATCTCTGATACACGCATCCCGGTGTACAAGAGCGTTAATGTCTCATCAACAAACGGCTGGCCTTGCATCTTCCAAAGCCGTTCGATTTCTTCCGATGTCCAAAGATTTCCTTTCCTTGGTTCTTCTTTTTCTCCAACACGCAGATTCTTGGCATATGACTTTGAAATTATGTCATGATCATAAGCATAAGCATCCAGATGAAGAAACAACGCTTTGATATTTGAGCGTGTAGAAAATCCCTTTCCGCATTCGTCTATGATTTTCTGCATCTGATATTTCCGCAATTTCTTATACGGCATATCATACAACGGTTTACAGTGCTTATATGCCGCATTGTGGGCCGTTTGCAAGCCATTTTTCATTCTGGGGTATTCTTCTGTCTTCCAGACTTCAAATAGCTCAGAGAGTGTTAATTTAGCCATATCGACATCATACGGATTTGAATTAAATTCAGCAAGTGCCTGCATTGCGTCATTCCGCTTTTCGAAATAGCCGATTACCGTGTAGATCGGTTGACCTTTGTCGTTATATCCAACGGTCTTTCGTGCAATAAATGGTTTTCGCCGGTTGCCACTCAGCTTGAACACAGAACCAAAGCCGTTCGGATTCCGGATATCAATCACCCCATTTCATTCTTTATCCTTATCCAGATACATTTCATCAGTGAACCGCTTGAAGCGGTATACATCAACCAAAACATTTGCATATTCAATGATTTTGTCTTGACCATCATCATTCAAAATGCGGAATAATTGCAATAATCTATATTCTCTATCTGATAGTTTCGATGCAATTTCATTGACGCTATTCATTGTCATTATTCTATCTGCTATCCGTTGCCAAGTCGGATCATAAGCCGCAAACAATGCTTCAATCGGAACGTTCAAAGCATTTGCGACCTTATACAGTTTTTCACCGCTTGGGTCGCTCTTATCCCAATGTTGTATGGTGCGCTCTTTAAGACCGGCTTCACGTTCAAGCTGTCTTATAGTCATTCCACGTTCTTCACATAATTGGATTACTTTGTCTTTTAAAGTCATAAGCATCACCTTTAGGAATATTCGTATCAAATTTTTTAAGGTTCGTTGTTGACAATGTAGAAAATTTGTGTATAATAAGCATCGACAGGGCGCAAATTTACTACCACCAACAGTTCTGGCAAAACTGAGGATGTGAAAATTTATGTTGTTTGCTTGCTAAGTGTAGCAAATTTGCGAAGCGTTGTCAATACTTTGTAACAAATTTATGTAGGGGGTGAAAATTTGCTTAGTAAGATCGTAGAGCTTTGCAAAGAGAAACGTATGTCAATTGCAGAACTTGAGCGGCAAGCAAACTTGAAGCAGAGAACCGTTTACCGTTGGGATGAAAGCAAGCCGTCAGTTGAAAAAGCATTGGCAGTTGCAAACGTTCTTGGTGTGACTGTAGAAGAGTTGATGAAAGAATGAATGACAGAATCACAACACAAGAAGCCGCAAAGATGCTTGGCGTATCTCAGCAGTTTGTTCGGCTTGGGATCAGGTCAGGCCGGTTGCCAATTGGAACGGCTGTGAAGATGTCAACAGTGTGGTGCTATCACATCAGCAAAAGCAAGCTGAATGCTTATCTTGGATTGAAAGAAGGTGAATCAAATCTTGGCACATAATCGAACGTATACCGGCGGCAAACACTCTGTTGGTACTCCGACAATCGGAAAGGAAGGTTATTTTCAGATGATCCGCAAGATCAAGAACGTCAAGGGTGACCGGCAGAGAATCAAGCATATGTCATATGATGAACGGCTCAGAAATTACGAACGTGAGAAAGATGAGTTGTTCAACAAGATCAATCGGATGTCATCGGCAGAGGTTGCAGATGCACACAGGGCACTTGTTGAGAAATGGGGTGTGTGATGTGACTTATTATTACTGCCCTGAGTGCGGTGGAATCATGGACAGCATCGAAGCACTGGTCAGTGTTCCAGAAGTGCATTATGAGTTGGACGGTAAACCAACAGAATGGTTAACGGAATTGCGATGCATCTATTGTGGCAACGATGATCTGGAAGAAGCCGTTGAGTGTGACCAGTGCGGTGAGATCTTCCCGGAATCTCAAATTTCAGACGGTTTGTGTGATAACTGCCGTGCAGAAAGTGAGGTGAACGGAGACGAATAAAGACGAACTTGCGGTTGTTCTTTTGGAAAAAGCCAAGGAACTTGGTGCGTTGTTTGACCAGTTCGAACAGCCAACAGACAAGATCATAGCTGATTTCATGATCACGGACAGATTCATTTATATCAATGTGTTCGACACATCAAAAGACAATGCCAGCTTGATCCGGATCGACTATGACCGAGACACGGCAAAAGCAACGAGGATGGAATAAAAATTGCCGCATGTGAATGGGGGTTCACACACGGCAAAGCCAAGAAAGGAAAATTGACAATGGAATTATACAACATAACACCAGAAAATGCAATTGCTGAACTTCCTATTTACATGACTGAGGACATCAAGGTTTATAAGCCGAAAGAACCGAAACAGATGCCAAAGAAAAATGCTCCACGGCATTGCATTCGGTTTGACGGCAACGAATTCAAAAAGAAATATGGCATTGTGCTGATTTTGGCGGCACTGTTCACGATTTACACAATCATTCTTTCATCGTGCGTCAGGGCAAGCACCATCAGAGAGGTCAGGGCAGATTTCGAAGCCGAATATCAAGCCAAGATTAAAGCGTATGAAACCGAGCAGAACACACAGAAGCAAGCAGATTATTTTCTGACCGGTCAGGCTTCGCTTGATGCTTCTGTTAATCAGGCCGTTGATGCAGTTGCTCCGGTGATTGCAAAACTCTCCACAGACGCACAGAAAGCCACAGAGGTTTGTTGTATGTTGGCAAGGGTAATGAACCCAGCTTTCCCGAAAACATTTGAAGAAGTGGCATCACAGCCGCAACAATGGATGTTCTATGACGGTACTGACAACACTTGCACCGAGCATGACAGAGAGATTGCCGAAAAGATCATTCGGCCTTTCATGGAAAGTGGGATCTTGCCCAACGGCTTGACAACCAACATGGTATACGCAGAGTGGACACCAAATGATTACGTTCTGCGTGATGAGTATTACACCACAAGCACGATGCACACATGGAGGTATCAATAATGGGAGTACCAGTTTTGATAATGGGTGAGAGCGGTTCCGGTAAAACATACAGCATCCGGAACTTTTCTCCTGATGAGGTCGGGATTTTCTCTGTAGAAAAAGGGCGGCTTCCGTTCAAAGGTGATTTCAAGGTAAAGAAAAATGCGTCTTATCGGGACATTATGAAGGCCGTGGAGAATCCGAGCCTGAAACGGTATGTGATAGACGATTCACAGTATTTGTTGGTTAATGAATTCTTTGACCGAGCGAAAGAAACCGGATATCAGAAATACACCGACATGGCATTGAATTTCAGAAATCTGATACACGACATAAACCGCAAAGCTCCCGATGATGTAGTGTTTTACTTTCTGCATCATACCGAGTTTGACAATAACAGCGGCAAGGTCAAGGCCAAGACGATTGGAAAGATGATTGACCAGTATCTGACGCTTGAAGGGTGCTTTGACATCGTGCTTCTTGCTCAGACCGACGGCACTGATCACTATTTCATCACGCAGTCTGATGGGTACACCACAGCGAAAGCACCTTCACTCATGTTCCCAGATGTGAAGATTCCGAACGATCTGGCTGAAGTTGATAAAGCACTTCGTGAGTATTGGGGATTGTGATGAGCGAACCGTATTACATATGGAGGTGATGTGATTGACAGATTATCAAAGGTTCCTTCAATCAAAGAAACAGATTGCTGTCAGCAGCGGTTTTGAAAAGCCGAAAGAGCAGATGTGCAAAGCCATGTTTGAGTGGCAAAAGGATATTGTCTATTGGGCTTTGAGAAAAGGCCGGTGTGCTTTGTTTGAAGATTGCGGTTTGGGTAAGACCATTCAAAGCCTGGAATGGGCAAAAAGCGTATCAGATCATACCGGTAAACCTGTTTTAATCGTATGCCCTCTATCAGTTGCAGAACAAACAAAAAGAGAAGGGCAGAAATTTGGTTTTCCTGTTTCCGTTGTGAGAGATCAAAGCCAAGTTCAAGCCGGTATTAATGTTACCAATTATGAGATGATGGATCACTTTGACGCTTCCACTTTCGATGGTGTGGTACTTGATGAAAGTTCTATCTTGAAGAATTTTACTGGCAAGATGAGAACGGAGATCATAGAGAAATTCCGTGATACGCCTTATAAGCTATCTTGCACAGCAACACCGGCACCGAATGATTTCATGGAGCTTGGCAATCAGGCTGAATTCTGTGGAGTTATGAGCAGAACTGAGATGCTTGCAACGTATTTTATTCATGACGGGGCTGATACTTCAAAATGGCGGCTCAAGGGTCACGCTCAAGATCGGTTTTGGGAATGGCTTGCAACGTGGGCGGTTGTCCTGACAAAACCGGGGGATCTTGGATACGATAACACGGGCTTTGACTTGCCAGAGCTGAGAACGGAGCAAATCACTATCAGTTATGATGAGAACATTGTCAATGGCAACTATTCTTTCTTTGCGGAAGTCGCCCAGACCTTGAACGAACGCCGCAACGCAAGGCGAAATAGCCTTGAAGACAGATGCCGAGCGGCTCTTGATCTGATTGAAACCGAGCCAGACGCTCAATGGTTGATATGGTGTGACCTAAATGCCGAAGCTGACGAGTTAAAGCGAATTATCCCGAATAACATCGAAGTCCGAGGATCTGACGATATTGAGGTCAAAGCCGACAGGCTGAACCGCTTCACAATCGGAGAAGCGAAAAGACTGATTGTCAAGCCGTCAATCGCCGCTTTCGGTCTGAACTGGCAGAATTGCCACAATATGATCTTTGTGGGATTGTCTGACAGCTTTGAGATGATGTATCAAGCAATTCGCCGTTGCTGGCGGTTCGGGCAGAAACAGCCCGTCAATGTTTACATCATCACAAGCGAGGCCGAGGGAGCGGTCAAGGACAATATCGACCGCAAGGAAAAACAGGCGGCTTTGATGGTCGCTGAGATGGTACAACATACCAAGGAAATATTAGAAGAAGAAATACGGGGAACAGTCAGAATATCAATCCCATACAACCCGCAGATTGAAATGACTATCCCAGATTGGTTGGTGAGCGCATGAAAGTATTAAATCAAGCAAGCGGGAAAAACTGGGTGCTCTATCATGGCGACTCTGTTGAAGTCCTGCAAGGCATCCCGGACAACAGCATTCATTATTCTATCACTTCCATTCCCTTTGCGAGTCTCTACACTTACTCCAACAGCGACAGAGACATGGGAAACAGCAAAACGTATGAAGAGTTCGCCGAGCAGTATCAATTCCTTGGGCGAGAGTGGTATCGGTGCATGATGCCGGGTCGGAATGTTTCAATCCATTGTATGAACTTACCGACAAGCAAAGAGAAAGACGGCTATATCGGTATCAAGGATTTTCGGGGCGATGTTATCCGTTGGATGCAGTCGCTTGGCTTTATCTATCACTCCGAGGTCTGTATCTGGAAAAATCCTGTTACGGCGATGCAAAGAACGAAAGCTCTGGGGCTTCTTCACAAGCAGATCAAGAAAGACTCTTGCATGAGCCGTCAAGGTATTCCCGATTATCTTGTCACGTTCCGAAAGCCAGGAGACAATCCAGAGCGGGTGACGCATACCAACGAAAGCTATCCCGTCAGCAAATGGCAACAAGTAGCGAGTCCTGTGTGGGATGAATATTCCTCGCCTGTTTGGTGGGATATCAACCAGAGTGACACGCTCAACGGCAAGATTGCCAGAGAGGACGCAGACGAGCGGCATATTTGTCCGCTACAACTCCCAGTCATTGAGCGGGGCATCGAGCTTTGGAGCAATCCCGGTGACATTGTTCTCGATCCGTTCAACGGCATCGCTTCAACAGGATACAAAGCTCTGATTATGGGCAGAAAGTATGTCGGGGTCGAGCTTAAAGAAAGCTATTACAACGTATCAATCAAAAATCTGCAGACCGCCGAAGATGAGAACCAGATTAATCAAAGCAGTCTGTTTGCAGAGGATGGTGATGGCTGTGGCATCTTTTGACAACGGCATTTCTTCCTACGTTCATGCAGCGGCGACTGTCGATGTTTATTTCCCTGTTGATGAGCGGGGCAATTCGCATATCACTTGTCGGCATTGCTACTACTATCGTGACGCTTCACACAGATGCGGGCTGAATTATGAAATCTGCTCTTTCCCGGAAAAATACGTTGGTGACAGTTGCCCATTGCATCCGGTTACTGATGAAGAAACCGGAGAAATTGAAGAACAAAATATTAATGAATAAGGAGATAAAAAATTATGATTCCACAGTTTAACGGTTTTAAGAAAGAGAAGATCAGCACGGCAGTCAGGGAAATTCTGCCGCACGGTGGTTACGTTGGCAAGATCCTTCGTGCCGAAATCGTGAATTATTCTTGGGGTTCTCAGCTTGTAATCAGCTATGATATCACGGAAGGTGAATACACTGGCTTTTTCCGCAAGGACTGGGATAACCAGAACTTTGAGAACAAGAAGTGGCGTGGCACTCTGAAACTTGGTATTCCGACCGGTGACGGATCAGACCAAGACGGATGGAAGGTCAATGCCATCAACAACCTTGCGGCATCCCTTGAGGAATCCAATGCCGGTTATGTCTGGGACTGGGACGAAGCCAAATTGAAAGGCAAAATGCTTGGTTTTCTGGTTCGTGAATTCGAATGGAGCATGAACGGTAACACAGGTATATCAACCGAAACGTCTTCTTGTACGGATGTTGAAACCGTCAGAAGTGGCAAATTCCGCATTCCTAAACGGAGAAAGCTGAAGAACACCAACACAGATGACGCACCAGCTTCAGCCGTCATTGACGATCCAGATGATCTGCCGTTCTAATGCATCATGCATCCGGTTGACGTAGAAGCATCCCTTAAAAGCATGGTGTGCCTTGTAGACACAAGAGAGCAAGACACACCGGCTTTCCGGGAAAGGGTGTCACACTTTGACCAATGGGAGCGGCATAAACTTGACGCTGGTGACTATTCAGCCAAGTTCCTGTTGCCGAATGGTGAATGGTTTTACCTTCCTGTTGCAGTTGAACGGAAATATGCCATTGACGAGCTTTGCCAATGCTATTGCCGTGAACGTAGCAGATTCAAGAGAGAGTTTGAACGTGCGTATGAAGCCAGAAACAAGCTCTATTTACTTGTAGAAGGTGGAACATGGGAAAATATTTATCAAGGCAAATACCGCTCTCATATGGCTTCTAATGCGCTTGTAGCAAGCATCCTTGCATGGCTGGCACGGTATGATTGTCAGTTGCTATTCTGCCAAAAGAAGACCAGCGGTCAATTGATAAAAGATATCCTTTACCGGGAAGGGAAAGAAGCACTTCTAAATCTAGACCAATAGGGGTGTGATTATGTTGCATGAATGACCAAACTGCATTAGATGTCGTTGTGGAAGAATGCAGAGACGCTGATATGACGGCATTGATCAAGATGACGCCTGACATCTATGAACTGATAAAAGACCCTGTTGAGCTTGAACAGGCAAAAGCGGCGTTGCTGATCAGAGCGAATGAGATCGGTGACATGAAATTGATTAAATCCATCATGTCAAGCGTTGAACGTAAGGCCAAGGACATTAAACGGATTGAAACGATACGCTTCAACCGTGAAACAGCGGCGGCCTATCTTGACTTAGATAAGAACGGCATTCCGCTTGATACAATCTCAAACTTCTACAACATCATGACATGCGATCCTCATTATAAAAATGTCAGATTTAACGTGATTACTCAACAAGCTGAAGTTACCACAATAGATTCTGATGGTGTCGAACGATTAAAGAATTGGAGTGATACAGAAGACGCAAGCAGTATGAATTATATCGAAAGTGAATATCATTTGTATTCACCGCAAAAACACACTGCCGCTCTAAGAATGTTCTTTAAAGTTCGAGAGTATAACCCAATTGTTAATCTAATTAATGGACTTAAATGGGATGGAAAGAACCGAATTGAAAATTGTTTGTCTGAATGGATGAAAGCTGTTGGCGATAAATATACCAGAGAAGTTTCACGCCTTATATTCGCCGGTGGTATTCATCGTCTTTATAATCCCGGATGCAAGTTTGATGATGTCCCTGTTTTGGTTGGCACAAAACAAGGTGAGGGTAAATCAACTTTTATCAGGTGGTTGGCAATTAATGACAATTGGTTTTCCGAAATCAAGAAGGTAGACGGTGCTGACGCTATAGAACAGTTATTTGGTGCATGGATTTGTGAGATTCCAGAATTGTCGGCATTCAAAAGGGCAGATGATGTGGAGTCGATCAAGGCATACATCACACGAACCAAAGACAAGTATCGGAAACCGTATGACAAGAATCCAATCGAATATCCGAGGCGATGCATTCTAATCGGATCGACCAACAGCGACCGTTTTTTAACAGACAAAAGCGGAAATCGTAGGTTCTATCCTGTGACCGTTTACTCTTCCGGTTATGATCTCTTCGACCATGAGAAAGAGTGTAAGGAATACATCATTCAATGCTGGGCAGAAGCAAAAGAACGATATAAGCAAGGCAACTTCTTTCCGTTTGCAGATCGCACATTGATTGATGAATATAAGAAGCATCAGGAAGAAGCAATGGAAGATGATTGGCGAGTTGGAGCAATAGCCGCATATCTTGAGCATTTTCCTTTGGGATTCAAGGTGTGTGCGGTTCAGATTTACAAAGAATGTATTAATCCAGATGGGCCGC